CCGGCATTCTCGAAAAAAGTATTATCTTCTCCCCATTTTCCTATCCTATTATTTTCATCGTCAAATATTATCTTAGATACTCTATTTACCCAATATTCCAAAGAATTGAATGTCCATTTTTCTAATTCCATAGTAGTATTATCAGCAGTATTTGGTCGTGAATAATCAAAAGGAAAATTATAAATTCCTATACCATCCATATCTTTACCTATCATTAAATTAGATTGAACAATCCAAAACAATTCTTTACATGGGTGATTTAAATTTAATTTAACCTCGTGTTCTTTATATTTATTTTTAACAATACTTTTACTATTAAATTGAACTTGGTCAATAAGATATTCATGTGAAACTTGTGCAAATCTTCGTCTTTCATCAGTATCTAAAAATATGTAATCACAAAAAAGTCTTAAACTTTTGATTTTATATTTGTCACTAGATTCTATATTAATGTGATTTTTTCTAATATTACCTTCTTTATTCAAAAATACATTTAATTTAACTTCATGATATTGTAAAGCTATTAATGGTAAAGCTAATCCTATATTTCTATTAAACCAAAATTGTAGCGGAATATATAATTTATGATTATTACCAACAGAAGATTTAATTCTCCCACTTATCATATTGTCTAATTTGGTAAATTTTTCACGAGAATGTGATAATTGACACCATAAATCCATCCATTCTCCATATTGTTTATCCATAATTTGTCCACCAATTTCTATTTCTACAAATTTTATAAGTGCGTGTCCAGGTCTATTGACTAATATTGCTTTAGAAGACTCTGCTATTATATCAGCTTCTAAAACCATACCATGTAATAAGTCACCGTTTCTTCCTAAATTAACGGATATTTTTGTATTAAATTTAGGTGATCCTTTAAAAACTTGTTCTATAGACTCTATAGCAAAATTAGAATGTCTACTATAAATAGCCTTAAAAAAAGTAATTTGAGGATTACCAGTTAAATATACATCTTGAGAGCCATATGCTATTAATTGAAAAATTCCTCCTCCCATAATTTAAATAATCTAATATATTAAAAGATTATTTCTTTAGATAAAAATCTCTTAATATTTATTATTAATTAGAATAAGTTAATCCTCCCATTCCACTTGATATTTTAAGTATATTATAATTAGTAGCATATACGTGAATATATTTTTTTTCAGAATCTTTATAAGAAAATTCATCTAAAATTAATTTAAGAACAGCAGTATCAATCCTTGAAAAATTACATGTTCCCGAAGGTTGGTATTCTTCAGGATTCATAGCAAATGAGTAATTATATATAAACCCTTGGCAATCATCTGTATTAATTGATTGATTATATCCACCTGTATGGTGTTGAAAAGGTTGAATCAATCTAAAATATTTTCCATTATTTTCGTAAAAACGATCGTTACCGTTTAATATTAATAAGGCTTTCCTTACATGATCTGGTAAAAATTCATTTCCATTGCAATAACAAAATGGTTCAAAATAGGGATTATCGTAATCTTTAGTTGATACTTTTCTAAAAATTTCAGACTGACAAGTCCAAAAAATTTCTTTACAAGGATGATTAAAATTTAAATATAAATTTACGGAATCTCTTTGAATTGGAAGTTCGGAACGAATACCAACTTGAACCTGTTCTATAAGATATTCGTGATCATTTTTAGAAAATCGACGACGTTCGTCGGTATCTAAAAATATATAATCTGTAAACAAACAACAGGAGTTAATTTTAGGTTTCTTAAAATTTGGAAACTCTTTACAAATTGAATTATATTTGTTGAAAGTAACTATTAATTTAACTTCATGATATTGTAATGCAATTAAAGGTAGAGCTAATCCTGGTTGTTTAGTAAACCAAAAAAAAAGAGGTATATAAACCTTTTTTAGATTATTTTTTGAACTTATTGAAAAATCAACCATTCGTTCAAACTTCGAATAATCTTCCCTTGTCATAGATAGTTGCGACCATATATCCATCCATTCACCATAATGTTTATCTATTATTTGGCCACCTATTTCGAAATCTATATGTGAAATCATAGCAATACCTGCTCTCTTAACTAAATCAACATTCTTAACATTACCATCGCTATCAATTTTTTCAGGTAATTCTAAGTCTAATTCTAAATATGTTTTATATAAAAGATCACCTTTTCTTGGAATTGAACATACTATTGTTTTATTAAAACCTAGTTGGCCATCAAATGTATGACCAATTGATTCGATAACAAAATTAGTATATCTATGATATATTGCTTTAAAAAAAGTAATTTGAGGATTGCCGGTTATATATGTGTTTTGAGCCCCGATGGCTACAAGTTGCATGAGTGACCCACCCATATTTTATACTATTATTTATAGAGATTTTAATATTATTTATCATACCCATTACATATGATTATATAGTGTTGAGTTTAATTAGAATAAGCTAGTCCACCCATTCCTGCTTTAATTCTTAAAACATTATAATTTGTAGCAAATACGCGAACATTGAAACTGTCATTGTCTTCTGAATTATTTTGAAAAGATATTTTTAAAATAGCATTATCTAATCTTGAAAAATTACAGGAACCAGATGGTTGAAGTTCGTCAGGTTTAAGAGCAAAACTATAGCTAAAAATATCTAATTGTGTTATGGGTAAATCATTGGATATTGATGTAGAATTATTAAATAGTGGGGATACTAAATTCTTAATAAATGATCTTAAATCAATCCCATTATGATGTTGGTATTTTTGTATTAATCTAAAATAATTTCCTGATTTTTCAGGTAATCTATCTACACCATTCATTTGTATTAAACATGTTTTTATTTTTTCAGCACCATTACTCCAATATGGTCCATATTGTTCAGCTAGTTTAGAATTGTTTACTGTCCAAATTAATTCCTTAACAGGGTGATTTAAGTTAAGAGGAATAACCTTTTGATTTATACTTGGTTGACAATATTCACCAGGATGCTCCTGGACTTGTTCGATTAAATATTCATGACACACTTGGGCAAATTTTTTTCTTTCTTCGGTATCTAAATAGACATAGTCACAATGAAGATTTAAATCCTTAATAACTATATCTACAACATTATTAGTTCTTTTAGTAACATTTTTAGACAATATAAATTTATTTTTATGATTTAATTTTAATATTACTTTAACATCATGATGTTGAAGGGAAACAAGTGGTAAATATAGTCCAGGATCACTATTAAACCAAAATTTAAGAGGAACAGATATATGTATAACATTATCACCTAAATGATAAGCATTATTAAATGGTCCATTTAATAATACCTCCTGTAATCTTTTATTGAAATTTTGACTTAATTCGGATTTAATTGCTAACCATTGTCCGCTATGATGATCAATTAATTGTCCACCAATATCTATTTCAACAAAGTCTATAAAAGAATGCCCTAAACTCTTAGCTATTGAACTATTTTTATAAAAAGCTTCTTCTTTAATTTCTGATAAATTAAGAGTTTTATTATCGTTTTTAAACTCTATATAAAAGTCTATATAACATTTCCCTAATAAATCACCTTTTCTTTCAATATTAAATATTAATTTATTTCCCCATTTGATTTGTCCTATAGGGAATTGATTAATATTTTCTAAGGCAAAATTAGTATGTCTTCTATATACATATTTAAAAAAGGTGATTTGGGGATTACCAGTGAGATATATATCTTGAGCACCATATGCTACTAATTGTATGAAACCTCCTCCCATAATATAGTTTTAATATAAATAAAGATATTAATCTTTATATTAAAACTAATAAACTTAGTTAGAGTAGGCAAGACCACCCATACCACTCATAACTCTAAGGACATTGTAGTTTGTGGCGTAAACTTTGACAAATTTAGAAGTGCTATCGTCTAATTGTAATTGAAGGACAGCATTGTCAATTCTTGAGAAATTACAGGTTCCAGATGGTTGATGTTCTTCTGGTTCTAAGCCAAATGAATAAACATACATGTAACCATTTCCGTTAGCGTCTTGTTTATGAGCACCAGTGTGATGTTGATAAGGTTGGACACATCTGAAGTATGAACCTTCTCTTTCACGGAAACGGTCATGACCATTAAGTTGTAATTTTGCGCTTACAACGTTATCACCTACTCCTCCAGCTTTACCGAATTTAAAAGCAGTAGCTCCTGACATGCCTTGATCTTGTGCTACCCAAACAAGTTCTTTACAGGGGTGATTGAATCTTAATTCTACATTAGTTGCGGATTCTCCTGCTTTAACAGTGAGACAATTATTGTATTGTAATTGTTCAATGAGGTATTCATGTGAAACTTGAGCAAATCTACGTCTTTCATCAGTGTCAAGAAAGATGTAGTCGCAGAATAAGCACATTGATACGTCAGAAACATCTTCTCCACCTGCTGCGACTCGATCATTTAAGAAAACGGTGAGTTTAACTTCATGATATTGGAGAGCAATAAGGGGGAGTGCGAGACCAGGATTTCTGTTAAACCAAAATTGGAGAGGAATATATAATTTTCTACCATTAGCAGTTTGTAAAGAACCATTAGTTAATGTTCTATTTTTGACAAGACCTTGTTCAGTATTTGTTAATTGAGACCATAATTCTAACCATTCACCGTAGTGTTTATCGACACATTGTCCACCAATACTAACTTCTACTTCTCTAATCATACTATGACCAATGTTACCTAAATGTTTCTCCATTAAAGAATTACCATTTCCAACTAATGTTAAATCAACTTCTAAATACATTTTGTGAAGCAAATCACCATTTCGTTCAATGGTGCAGGTACATTTTCTACCAAATCCAACGGAACCAGTAAATGCTTGTTCTATAGATTCCATAGCAAAGTTTGTATGTCTTCTGTATACTACTTTAAAGAAAGTAATTTGAGGATTACCTGTAAGGTAAATATCTTGAGCTCCATAGGCTACTAATTGCATTAAACCACCACCCATTTTAAAT